ATAGTGATAAATTACTTTCTTGTAACAGCAATTAAGCGGAATGTCATCTATAATAGATTGAGTCGGAGCCTGACTTCCAGTATAACGATACGGCACACAATCTATAATACCCTTTAAGTTTCCACGGCTTCCAGTATGGTGTACACTTGAACCTGAGATTTCTATTGGGAATTTGATTGATCCAGTGATATACTTGTACGCAGATTCTACTACGGGAGAAACAGATGCAGAAGCATCATATACAGGAACTATTCCAGACTGCGATGGTGCTAATCCGGAAAGGTTTAAATCATATTGAGGATTTGTTATAGTAGGTCTTTTCGTTATATTAACCTTTGACCTGTTCAACAAATCATCCTCAATCAACACGCCAAGAATGGCATCTGCCCGAGCCGGAATAACCTGTTTGACCTGTTCAAAAAATGTATAGTCGTACAATGCCAACAAACGAACCAGCGCATTGACATCATACCTCTGCTGGAACTTTCGGTAGTATAATCCGCTATATCTTCTTAATTCAGAATAAGATTCTTCAAATTCGTATGAAGGGTCTCCTATATAATCATCAAGTTCTATATACCCAGAATGATTATATATATCATTATTTATTTGATCGTTTGGAGCAAATACTATGGCAAGACGATTGGTGTCAAATGATGCTTTATCATACGCGCCTTTCTCAGACCTTGCCACCGGACTCAGATCCCTTACCAACTGACCAGATTCCAGTCTTATTTTTTCGCTTCTAAGAACATTTCCGCCGATAGATGCAGGGAATATGTAATGTGTTTCGTTAGTGCTATCGTATTGATTTGTCTGTGCGCCAGTAAACCCTTTGAAGGACGCAGTAGTATCAAACGAAGCAATTCTGTTTGGATGGGAACTTGATACTTGCGTATAAGTTACATGACTCCATCTTTGTTGATCCAAGCCCAGCGGATAATATCTGAACAAGGTGTGATATGAACTGGTATCATTGGTTCCTTGATAGGATGACGGATTGAGTACATGGGCATTGAAAGTGTCTTCATCCAATGTTTCAAAATACTCTTTATATCCGTCTATGTTGCCAGTAAACCTTGAACTGTTACTTCCGGTCGTTCCGCCCAAAATAATGTAATGTGGGGCATTTGCAGAGCCGGAGAGGCTACCCCACGCAGCAGCTACGTTTAACGATCCGCTCCATACCGCGCTTCCACTGTGGCTGAACCTTCCGTATAAAGAATCGCTGGCTTTTTTCACAGTCAAATATATTGAACCCGATTTGTTTGTGTCCAATATACTTTGCGTAGTATATAAATGAACCGACCAGCTATCATCATCAAACAGCGGAAGATATCCCGTAGTGACAGAACTTGAAACATACACCGATCCGGACAATTGCGCTTGTGTGTATCTCAACAGGCCATAGGCAACCGATCCTGAGTATGAACTCGTTCCTGTATATGCGCGGGCGTGTACCAATTCCAAGTTAGACAAAACGCGCTTTCTATTCGTACCATCCTCAATTGCCCATAACGATTGAGAAACCGAGCCCGAATATTCGGTGTTGAACCTGAACACGATGGAATCGGGGACTCTGGTAACACCTCCCCACGAACCACTTGTTGCAGGAATCACTCTACGCGGTAACTCGATGTACTGACTACCAGTGACCCTGAGTTTGTAAATAAACCTGTCTTCTACGAGTGTGGGAATGTCAAGCGCCGGAGACGGGCCACCGTATTCTTTGATGGAAATAAGAGTCTGCGGGATGCCGTATATAGACATCAATGCCTTCACAGACCGTGGAGTACCTTTTGTTTTTAGCAGGTACGGGAGATTGTTTACTGTCCTTCTCCAAATCTGACTTGTTTGGTTTTCATACGACAAACTAAACATAGAACCAGTATATTGATACTGTCCCTGCTGATTTGTTCCTTGCTTATATTTCCAAAGGTCGGCTAACTGTCTTGTATTCTGCAATTGCCAGCCAAAACTCTTGGCAATACTCCATAGCAACTGATTCGGTGTTCCTCGCTGTGGATGTTCATCGCGCTCGTGTATTTTGGTCAGACTATTCACGTACATATAAATCGTATCAAAATGGTGTCCAACCATTTCGACAAAGGTAACAAAGTCACTGTTACCGGGATTCATTATGATATGCTCTGGAACAGACCACCACAGTCTATTAAGATTTAGTTCATCGTATCTACTGGAACTATACAATAATTTATTGTACCAATTCGTAACAATGGACGAGGAAAGCGGATAGTTTCTGTAACTACCGGAATATAAGAACTTTGGATACGGAGTTATGGAGCCAGTTATATCGTGGCTGAAAATGGAACTGGTTGGTTCAAAGTACACCCACTTTTCAAACGGATCAAAAGTAGAAGTCAATTGATCTATTCTCTGCTGGTTTATGCTGACAGAGGAAGATATAAACGGAGTATTTGAAGCAGTGGAATCCATGAGTATGGCAATCGAACTGCTATACTCTTCTATTTTCGTTATCTTGTATTGAAAATTTCTTACTCTTTCCTCTGCACTTGAATAAAATACAAAATTGTTGAAGTCTGTAAAATCAATATTCAACTTGACCAGTCCGGAACCGGATATGGTATTTTCTATTATTCGTTGTTGTGTCGGAAGATTTGCATCCAACAATTCTTCCCAGTTTTTGAATGGAGTAGAATTTGATGCAAAGAGAGAAGTGTCCAAATCAAAGTTCGGCCCCTTCATATAGGTAACATTTCCTTTATGAAGAGGCTGAGTCAAAACGATGGTATCAACGTAAGGATCAATTAACTCAAATTGAAACCACGCTTTATTTTTTACTTCTATTTCATCATATATAGGCTGGTACAGTTTGACATAAAAGCTATCGGCATCAAACCTTATATTGACTACTTTTTGAACTAAATTGTATCCGAAGTTAACGACAAGATTGTTGAGGATACCGTTATCGTTCAGAGATTGTATAGAAGTCTTAAATTGTCCGTACTGCGGAAGATAAGACTTGTTTACTTTAAAATGAATTTCTGTTCTGTCTGGGCTTATTTCTTTCACCAGTACGGGTTCAGAACCTATGCCTCCCCACACATTTTGAAAAAGGTTCAAGACTATCATGTATGAACCATTCTTCAACCCCGCATCCCCGAAAACCTTTGCCATGTCCATCAACATGGAATTGGTATTCTTTTCAAACACTGCGTATCCGGCATTGTGATTTCCGGATATATAATCTCCATACAACGAATAGATATGCACCTCGCTTGTCTGATTCTGCACTATCTGCGGATCGACCGGAATAAGTAACATATCATCCAATATAGCAAGGTCTTGATCAGTGAATAACTGACCATAGGCAGGGTCATTCAGGTTCAGAATGACATCTTCATTTATATATCGTTGGAGGCTGATAAGTAGTGTCTCGTATTAATACTTAATTATTAAATTTTTCTAAGAGTGTGTATTTCGCCGTCAAGACCATACTCAATTTCCCACCCATGACGGTTCAAAACTCGGTTCAAATCGGAAAGAGCCTTGTATGAGTCCTTTCCTCCTCGTTCTATGCGCATCGAAACAGCATCTATCATATTTCGTATTTTGTCCGGTGCAGACCAATACTGAGATTCGTAGTCGTCATCATTGCTGTCAGATTGCTCTATTCGCAAGCGAGATAAATTAGTGGAGAATCTGCTGTTCGCCGACTCCTCAATAAATCCATCATTTTTATATTTCTTAATTGCTTTTGCCAAATCTACTTTATTTTTAAAAATTTCAATATCCCAAAAATCGCTTCCATCTCGATGTGTTTTCACACCATCGTGAGAACTAATACTATATTTGGCACGACCGATGGGCGGATTTAATTTGAAAACCTTCTTACCCTCTATAATTTGTCTGCGAACTTCTGTCCTGATCATGTTTTCGAGAATTTTAATTTTTCTGTTCATTTTTGGTTTCCTTTTATTTAAAAAGTTTTTATTTTATTAGGATGTGGTTCAGGGGATTTCCACATACCACGCTTCCACCGACCAGATTTCCACGTTCCAGATTTCCACGTTCCGTCATGCCAAGTTCCATCATGCCAAGTTCCTGATTTCCACAGACCATTGTACCAATCTCCCGATTTCCATGATCCATCTTCCCATGTTCCACCGTACCAGTTTCCACCATCCCAATTTCCATTGCTCCACGTTCCCAATTTCCATGCTCCACCATCAAATATTCCGGATTTCCATGTTCCATCCTCCCAAGTTCCATCCTCCCAAGTTCCATTGCTCCACGTTCCTTTTTCCCACCAACCGGATTTCCATGTTCCGTATTCCCATGTTCCATTGTACCATGTTCCTGCGTACCACGTTCCGTCTTTCCATATTCCATTCATCCACCAACCGTCTTTCCATATTCCATCCTTCCACGTTCCATTGTACCATGTTCCACGTTCCCATGTCCCACCGTGCCAAACTAATCCGCTTTTATTTAACCCAAGAATTGCACCATTGATTTTAGATTTCAAAATCCAAGAAAAATACTTTTTTATAACATCAACAGTTAAACCATCTTTGAGTTCTGAAATTCCGTAACTTGATAATTCAGAATTATCTGACTCGCTCAGTTGCCTTTGAATTTCGCTGCGGATCATATTTTCAAGAATTTTAATTTTTTTGTTCATTCTTTGTTTCTCTTACAAAGGTAAATAGTTAATTACAATACTTGCAAATTTTTTAAGAATTATTTTGAGACTGCAATGCTTTTGCCTTTTCCGCATCCGCCTGAGCCTTGGCTGCTTCTGCCTGAGCGATTGCCGCTTGTGCTGCTAAACCTGCTGCTTCTGCTTCTGCTTTGGCGGCTTCTGCCTCGGCCTTTGCTTTCTCTTCCGCCGCTTTGACTGCTGCTATTTGAGATGCTGCACTGGCTGCTGCTGCGTCTGCAATCGCTGCACCAGACTTTACATTGTCTTCCATTTGCTTCAATACTTCCGGATTAGTTTGATCTTTCATACTGGCATCCCACGACGAACTTTTATCGTCGATAGCACCTGTACTATTCGGAATTTCATTGCAGAGTTTGTCAGGAACTATACGAACAGATAACAAAGTTTGTCCTCTGTTCGCCAGCATGACTTCCAAAGTTTGATAATTCGGGATCAGTTTCTTTTTGCCATCCTCAATAATATAATAAGTATATGATTCTTTTGGAAGTGGCAGTGAATCCGTTCCCACACATCTAAATATCTGGCCCTCCGGTAATGCAAATGGATCGGGAGGAATTATTACCGGAGCAAGGAAGTATGAAAATTCAACATCGGTATAGTCCTTCAAATTGCTATCAGAAACTATCGTTTTTTGAGGAACAAAATTCAAGTAAACCTTTTCCTTGTCAACGGGCAAATTATATGCTCCGGTACTATTTCTATCGGACAGGTTATACGTGCGCTTATTAATATCATCCTGCATGACAAATTCGTATGTCTGCCCTTCTTTCGGAATTACATACTTTATCAGCGTAGCATTGCTGGACTGCGCATCTTGGTATTTTATATTTGATATAGTCAGATACATTGAAATTGAACCTTGTCTTTCATATAAATATCACGAAATCTAATTTCAATTGCGCCTGATTTTGAACATGAAATTGTCATCGGTTATGCGAACAGTGTCTCCGCCGTCAAATTCACTTTTGAAAACGAATTTATAGTATCGCTCAGGCATCAGCGAGTTACAATCAAATCTGAACCAATTGCCTTCTGTATCACAATTTATCAAAGTACCTGACGGATGGAATGGTATAATAACATCATCAGTAACTACATCTTGTATCTGATACATTGATTTGACCGGAAGTCTTTTTGATATGAGATAGTTAGATGATGTTGAATAAGTGGCAACTGGGTATTTTTCTCTGACTCCCAACCTAACCCTCGGCCTTTCTTCCTCTGCATAACTATCTCTTATATTTTTAAGATATAGTACAAAGTCATCGCTTGGTATTTCGGAAAATGAACTTGTTCCTGAATTGTTGGAATCGTTCCAGTAAACTTCCAATCTTGGCACGAATATCGTGTGAGAATCCATGCTGAATAGTTGTATAGAACTTATTTGTGACAAGTCCTGTTCAACGGTATCAGAGAATTTTAAAATGAAACCATCGTTACGAATTGAACCTTGAACCCATGCGTTGACAATATTGGTCACGTCCATTCTGATATCAGCGTTGCTGTATGAGAATGTTTGACTCGCAGAGTATGCGGGATACCAATTTCCGCCGCCGGATGTTAAAGAATAGCTACCAGTTGATCCGGCTGCATACGAAGATGTGAGCCACTGTGTTCCTTCTAACTTTGAGTTGGTATATTTCCACGATACTCCCTCGGTTATTGAAGGATTATTATTGAAATAACCTCTACCAACTTTCCATGATCCGGATACCGGATACGCATATATAGTATAGTCGGTAGGAAGGTTTAATGTGTGGGCGGATTTCAACGTAAGATAATAGAACGGAGATGTTATTTTTCCGGAAACAATAGATGCACTTATATCACTTATATCAAATTTTATCAATATCCGGCTATTCTGCGTTGCATCGTAATACACCGTAGAGTCTCCCTCAACTATCGGTTCCCCGATAGCAATTTTACCAAGTTCTAATATCTGATCCAGACCAGTATTTTTGTCTGAATACATGGAATACAACGTAGCATCGGCTGCTGGATATATAGTTTTGTACATAAGTTTCCTTTAAATTTTTTTAAGGCTGATATCCCCACTCATCCCAGCTATTACCATCGGTGAATAATTCTTTTGCTTTGACTTTTTTTGATACAATCGTCCAACCTTTTTCTCCGGCCATGTGATCAACGGCATACTGTCTTCGTATAGCAACCCAGTCTCCGGGATTGATTTTGGCTTTGGCGGTTTGATTATCCCTTAACTTATTTCTTTCACTATACAAATAGTCTAAATAGGCATTTTTATTATACGCAAATTCCCCTGAATACTTATCCCTCATAGTAGCAAAAAAATCTTCACTCGCGTATGTTTTAATTTTTTTATCACTCATCGGAGCAAAACCAAACGATTCTACGTATTGTATCAATGTATTTATATCCTTGATTTTCTCCTTTGATTCAGCAGACGGATCAGGCATCGCTCTGTACATGGTAACAATCATATCTGGGCGGCTCTTGCATCGAGTTATTATATTATGAACTTCAAGGTCTCCCTCTCCGGTACCATAGTATTGGATGGCATTGCTTGAATACACATCCTCTGGATATATCCCATTTTTTGTCAAGTCGTATAAGGGAGCATCATCTCGTGTAGGAGCGGTATGCTCGCCTCTATACTCATATTCAACTTCTAATAATAATTGTCTAAGTTTCATTATTCTATCTCGTAAACTTTTCTTAATAAATCTTTTGGAACAAATCCGGCAGGAGTAGATACTAAATCCTCCTGCGTAGTAATATAACCACTGGTCGGCAAACAACTTCCAATGTATAATTTCAATTGCATGACGTAAGGTTTGCCACCATGTGCCTGAATCTGTGAATATTTAGCAGCAGTGTCGTAATCAGTTGCTGCCCACGCTCCCGACCTAAGTTTTGTTTTTATAATATTTTTAGCATTTTTTTCGCTTGTACCGTGATATGCAGTAATCCAGTTGGTGTTTTCGGGAATATCAAATGCCTCCCGCATAGATTCTGTTCGCCAACGCCTGTGATCTGTTTGATCGGTTTCGAAAAGTATTTCTCTGAGTTTCATTGTTTTGTTCTAATTTGTTTTTATAGATTTATTTGTTTTATTTTTTTGTCAAACAAATTATAAAATTTTAAGAAAGGAAGAGTCCGGCACTACTGCCGAAATAGAGCCCGCATCTTCTCCCTCGTTTGTATAAAAATACCCACGTTTAGCGTTGCCCAATTTTAAATTTCTCATAATCATGCCATTTGCGCGACTGTCACTGTGCGGGTTCTGTGGAGAATTGGACATTTTACCAATAATTTTAACCGGAAATACTATTGGTTTAGAATCAAAAGGTATTGGCGTTTTGTCAGAATACGTTGCTCTTTCCTCTCTTTCAGTTGGCAAATAATCTTCTTCCGGTATGTTTCCGGAATTAAACCCGGTGTCTTTAAACCTATTCTCGGGCCTGCTTAATGTTTTTTTGCCAGCAAGTAATGTTTTTCCATACTCTCGTGTTCCATCCCACTCTCCTTCTGCCGGAACACCAATTCTCGCTTCCAATGCCTCTGTCGCTGCAAGTTTAGTCCCAACGTGTATTCCCCTTTTTCCTTCTAACTTCTTGTCAGTTGAACCATGGTAAAATATGCTCTCATAAGCGTAATTTTCCTCAAATATTTGATGCTTATTCAGGTACTCGATTTTAACCTCGTTAATTATATCTTTCAATTTCATATTCAGTTCCTTTATATATCAGTTGCTCTGACACGAATGTCAACCTTTGGGTATTTCACTTCAAATATGCTTGGATCAAGTGGAGGGTAAATAACTCCGCCACGAGTAGCAGTTCTTATATCATAAACATTGCCAGAGTATCCAGCATTTTGATCTATCAAATTGGTAAATTGGATATTCTGTATAGATTGAACGCCTTCAACTCTGTCCAGCACAGATGTCAAATTAGAAATAATCAAAGGCTCGTTTATCTGCCTGTTATCATTGTCCATGATTTCAATCAGTCGGTTCGCAACCCTAAGAAGAACTTCGTTGGAATTTTCATTCGGCCTAACAACAACCTCAACATCAATTCCGATATTAATTATGTACGGGTCTTTGATATTTATAGCATCTGTCATCAATCTATACCCGCGCATATATTGTCGCAAGTTTTCTTTTATGGCCTCATTACACTGTACAAAGTTTTTATTTGCATCGTAACTGAGTACGTATAAATTTAGGGAATACGGATTAGGTTGGCGATCACCGTAGATTGAACCAAGTTGTGTGTCTGCCTCTATATATGCCTTTGATATAGCCCCGTATTTTGCGGGCATAGCGAAGCATCTGAGAATGTAATCTTCCTTCGTTACCGCTCTATTTTGAGCAGCAAAGTTGGCCATAGATTCTTCACGAATAACTTCCAATGGTTTTCGACTTTGACCTCCGAATGCAGAGTACGGATTATTGATAGAAAGACTATCTCGAATTGTCTGTAAAACAACCGGATCGGTAGAATCCGCCGGGTTATTAATTGTAGAAGCGACTATACGAGTTATAGTGTTTGCGTTGACATTGTCCCCCAGTCCGGCAGCAACAGAATATTGCACCGACAATGCAGTATTTGAAGGAGCCGATCCATAGGTTTTCGTGTATAGAAAGTTCATGGGATCAATAGAAACATCTGCGGTTCTTTCAAAATAATTCAACCCAATGCCCACGTTCATAGGATTTGGAACGATTTCTTCATCGGCTTCTGCCGACATACCGCCACCAAACTGTATTTCCAAGAAATCATCCTTTCGGAGTCTTGTGACAAATCTTCTCTCGGTTTGTTTGTAAGAAAGCAGGTATGGAACAGAACTTCGATATTTGGAAAGGTATGCGTCGTTGTATGGCATATTTCTTATACTCTGCTGGATCATATCCTGAGCCAAGTATTGAACCTCGTACCATACATTATTATCAGAATCCCGGATACTCACTATCTCGGTTATATTGTTTTCGGGAATAACAATTTTATCATATTGCTTGGGTTCCCCAAAGGTATATGTTGCCGTTTTAAGTTCGCCCGACACCGCTTTCACTTTTTTTCTCAGCAAATAGTATTCTACTTCGCCGGAGTCTGTGACCGAATAAGTGGTGATGATAGTCGGGTCAAAACTGGAAGAAAATCTAAAATCAACCGCATCAGTGGTTCGAAAGTATATCGGATCGTTATCCGTAGTAGATACCTGCATATTAGCATCTATGTACAGACCGTATCTAAAATCAGGTCGAGTATTATTTCCGGAACCTATTGCCGGAACCAACTGATAAACATCCAATTCCACACTTGCCGGAACAACTGTTTTGGCCTTGTATCCAAGGGATTGTGCAAGATTGTATAAGTTGATTCGTTCCTCGGCATGATATAAAAGAGATTCTTGCAATTGAATATCTGTATGAAAAGACAGTACGTCTCCCACATAAGAAACGGCTTCAATAAGTCCCATTTGTGGAGATGCCTCATTAAAGTCGTTGAACTGGTTGGGAAAGTATGTTTTCAGAAAGTTGATGAGAGCCAGTCGGTTCTCCGCAAAATCCCTGTTTATATACTTAACCGCTTTTTTCTGTCTGTCGTTTATATTCACGATGGTACTCCTTTATGATACCAAATAGTCAACCCTTCCAGAGTTTTGGAAGAATGTTATTTGTTTATTTGCTCCTGCTTCGGTCACAGAAAACGTGATTACAATATGAAATGCGTTTTCCGGATCGGCTGCCAAGCCCGCCAGATTAGCTTGCTCTCTTACTTCGATACGATGGTTAATAATGTACGGAAGCCATTTCGCGGACTGTCGCCTGATTTCAAATTCTATATCCGTTCTGTTTTCCAAGGTATTTGGTTCAAAGAGTTTATATTGAATACCAATACCGAACTCAGGCTGCATATACCGTTCGCCTTTCTTGGTGAGAAGCAGATTGATATAATTGGTCACAGCCTGTTCTTCCGTAGTACCGGACATATTAAAGAAACCGCCGTTTGAGCCAGCAGTATTCCCATTCGTAGGAAATTTAATTCCTATGAACCCGTAATCTTGTTGATCCTCCGGATAATACTTTATCATCGCGATTCCTTTAAATTAGCCATTATCTACTTGTCAATTTAACAAATTTAACCTTTGAACCATCCTTTACCACCAGTTCATTTTCTGCCCAATTGATGTCTCGCTTCACCTCTTTCTTAAAATAGAAAGCCTCTTTTTTGATTCTATTTCGGCATCTATCCATTTTTTACCTAACGGATTTTTTACAGGACTTTTAGATATTCTGCGTATTTGCTTCCAAACTTTATTAAGAATATCTTCTTTGTATTCGTCATTGTCAATAATTATGAAGTTTGTGTTTCCAAATAAATTTTGAAATTTTCCTATATTCTGCTGCACGGCTGCCCAGCTATTGATCACAAGGCTTTCCGGTACCGATCTTTCACGTTTGAGGTTTCGTTGTTTGGCCACGTCAAGCGAAGTATTAACGAATATCATGTATGTATCGTATCCCAAAAGTTCAACCTTGCTTTTAAGGGCTTGTATCTTCATATAATCATCCCCCGTACCATCATATATAACTCCAAGTCTGCCGCTCAAATAAGTTTCTTCGGCCTTGTTATACGACTGCTTCGCCCTTGCCCTCATAGCCATAGCCGCTTCGTACTCATCGGGAGTCATTGAATTTATATCCATACTCATGTTTGCAGACCTTAAAAGTTTCTCAAAGAAGACATCACTATTGATAAACTTATAACCTTGGCCAGAAGTAACTTTATTAGAAACAAAAGATTTTCCGCTCCCCGGGCCTCCGGCGAGAAAAAATGCTTTAAGAATAGACGGATCAAACACTCCCTCTTTTAAGAGAGCATTGCTGCCTGCATTTGATTTTTCTTCTTCTATAATCCGATTCATCATTTCTCGAATCGTCGCTTCTAATAATTTACTCATGGGCTTTCTCTATGTTTTAAAAGTTAGGAAGACTGTATTAGTCAACACTGGTATCATTATCATAATTATCATAATTATCATCAAAATCAGAAACATCTGATTCAAGTATTGACATTACTTTGTTTCTGAACCCTTCATTTGTGGGCTTTTGTACTCGTTGAACCTTTGGTTGTGGGACGGGCTTTTCTTTGGAAAACATTCCAGAGTAATCTCGGTTCATGGCAGCTATAACAGATGCAGGAGCAGACGAAAGTGGTGTTCCGGCTTCTGTGGTAGGGACATTTATAATCGATGAATCACTTTGCTCGTAATCGACATCGTTAAACATCTCCATATAACCATTATCGCGTATAGGTTGTGTACTTGACAATATTTCATTTAGCATAGGATTACCGGAGTATTTAACCTTCGGCTTCGGAGAAAGATGATATTTTTCCGAAAAACTTTGAACTGATTTTTTCGCTGCCGGAGGTGCATTTTTAGATTCTTGACGGACAGTCGGCTTGGCAGGAACTTTGGCTTGTTCTTTGAGCAATTCTTTTTTAAATTTAGACATCTCCGCTTCCAGCAATATGGGAAGTTGTTCTTTTAGAGCCTTCTTGACAGATGCCTGTATAAGTTCACTGAGTAATTTTGGATTTATGTTCATAAACTTTGAGTTTTAAAAATTTTAAATTTTATTTGATATGTGTCAAGAAGACGGTTTTGGACTTTTGTTGGACAACCACTTTCCGCCTTTCCAAATGCCTCCTTCCCAAGTACCGTTCCACCAAACTCCATCTAACCATGTTCCATTTTGCCATGTGCCATCATTCCAAGTACCATCCTGCCAAATACCATTTTTCCATAAACCATTGTACCAATTACCATCTTTCCAAATGCCTCCTTCCCAATCTCCACCGCGCCAGCTCCCCGCTTCCCACACGCCTTCATACCAAGAACCGTTCCAGTGTACTCCGGTTTTCCATGTCCCATCCTTCCAAGTTCCATTTTTCCATTCACCATTTTTCCATTCACCATTT